GTAAGGAAAAAAGATTTTAGGGGGTACCATGCCCCATATTTAAAACACCTCTCAAATGGCTTATTTTGACGATTTATAAGCAATCCAGTTGATTGTATGAGGAAGGTCTCTGTTTGTTACTACCTTCGCCTTGTGCATCCCACTACTTGAAAATAATTTGTCACTCTTTTGTCTGTTGCATGTCCAGTGTGCCAGTTGAAGATTATCAATGTCACTTGGATGTCCTCCTTTTGCAACCGGTATGATGTGATCGATACACGGTGATAAAGGATGCGGATATTTATAACTAAAATCTACCGGCTTTCCGCATATTCCGCACACTGTTTGAGTTGCGTATATTTTCTTTTTATTTCTTTCGAACTGCTTACGGTGAGACCCATCACGATCTAATCTTTTAATTGCCATTTGTAAACCTTCGCTTTCATACATAAATATTTTCCTTCTTCACAAAAACAAAAAGAAACCCTTTCGAGTTTCTTCTAACAAAGTGTTGATCAACTGTTGATGTGGTGTTCTTTCAAAACTTCCACAATATCATAATAACACGTTTTTAGCGGTCACATTGTGACTTCTTTAATTTTTTTATTTCCTTTTTTATTAATCGATGCATATATGCCCTATCAAAACCATAATGTTTAGCAACCTTAGTATGATTTAATTCTCTAATATATAAATCAACCATCATAAGTTGAATATTAAACGGCAGTCTATTAAATAATTTATCAACTGATAATATAAACTGTTCATGTTTATTTCTCTGACTAATGAGTTTTGATTCATCTTCTATCAGTGAGAGCATCCCTTGATGACTGAACGGTTTCTTATTTTCAATCATGTAGTCTTTTGGTGTTATAGAAGCTACTCCTACAAGTTCTGTATTTATAGCTTCTAACTGACAATTTATAGCGATTATTTTTTTGTTATAATAACCTGCGCTCTGCACATCTCTGATAAATTGATTTATATCAGCTTTTGTTACCTCTTTTTCTTCCATTAAGTCTCTCCTTTAATGTTTCATAATTATCTGCAATATAGATATATGTATTTATGTCCAGTCCACTGTACTTCTGCCTTTCATGGCTGTATATACTTGGCTGCTTTGGATAATCTTTAAATACGTGATTAATAGCCGTTTCATATCTTTTAATATAATCAGACAGTACCTTATCACTTAAACTATCATTCTTCATATGTTGCACCTATTAAATCTGCTAAATCCGTTTTAGTTGCAGCGGCTTCCAATACTTCTCCTCTTTCATAAAGCGGTGCTAATAGATAACGATATATTAACGTAGTAGCTATATCGTCAATATCATCTATTAAATATTCTTTTACATTATTTCCTTTATTACCATAATTGATCAATTCATCAAAGGCTATAGGAAACAAAATGTTTTTATTCATTTTTTGAGACATTTCAAAAATATCATAAGCACGCTGAATATTTGGACAAACAATATAAATAGATCTATTATGTGCCTTATTGATAAGTCTTGTTGTTTTTCCTTTGCGTCTTGCTAATTTAATCAGTTTCATTCTTCCACTCCTCTAACCGCGCAATATATCCAAGATGTTATATTGCATTTATATTTTCTCTCTAATCCCTTATCTACCAAGGAATTAGAGAGATTTTTTAATCAAAATAGTTTTTATTAAATTTCTGTCCTTTTTATAAATGTATAATCGTCATTTTTAATCATTGATCTAATATCATACATAACTTGATATTCAAGGTCTTTAATCATTGTACTATCATCTAATAAAACCGCAAATAACGATGATTTATAATCATGAGTAATGAGTTCTTTTAAAACATCTTCTTTGTCTATAAGTTCAACTTTATAATGCTTTTCGCTTTTGTTCATTTTCTAAATCCTCCTATGTCCTTAAATCTCTTTTATTGCTTAATTCATAAGCAATCTGATTTTCTTTGTTGTAGCCTATTGGAATGATTGATTTAGGACCGCTTCTGTTTTTCTCGATAACTAGATAATAATCTTCTGTGCAGTCTTTTTCGTTCTTCCAGACAAATATAACCTTGCTTGCACTTTGTTCTAACTCACCCGAATCTCTTAACATCGATAAATTAGGCTGTTTTGCATTTTTAGTTGCTTCTCTGTTTAATTGACAAAGTCCAATAATCGTACAGTTGTTATCCAAGCTCATTTTTCTTAGCTCCTTGGCTACTTCTGTCATTTTTTCATAACTGTTCTTAGCCCGTACACCAATAAGCCCTACATGGTCCACAAACACTATAAAATGCTTATCGCTTTTGTAGCTCATAATAAATGATCTTAATTTATCCAACGTCGATGAATGATTGATAATATCAATATGTCTTTTTGAAATATCATCAATTGCAGAATTAACAACATTCATATTTTTTTGTGGCAATGTTTCATAACTCTCTAGCATTTTTTGATTTAATTTTGAATTGATAGAAATGAGCCTTTGATACAGCTCCTCTTCTACCATTTCGAAATTGAAATATACACAAGGATAATTACGAGATAGATCATCCATCAAATTTATAGCTATACCTGATTTACCTACTCCGGTAGCACCGGCAAGTATAACAAAGTCATTTTCCTTTAAATTAAGCTTCTTTTCTAAATTACTAAACCTTGTAAATTTGATATTGTTCTTATGCTTGGTAATCGAACCTTTGAGCAGTTCTTTAGTAAGCCTCGTCGATGAATAAGACCCTAAAGATGCAAAATTGTTTGTATCCTTGTAAAATTCATCAATTGTAATTTCATCATTCTGAAGCTTTTTAGCAGTTGCCAATAAGGCTTTCTTTTTATACTCCTTAACTGCATAATCCTGATACTGTTCAAATAGAGCAGTTGTTGCGGTACTTGTAGAACAGGCAATAACAAGATCAACATCAATTCCCTTTACTGCTAGGATATCCTCTAAAATAATAGTTTTATTTTCCTTATACGACTTTTTTATAGCAGTAAATATATCCCTGTGCTTCTTATCGAAATATGATGGTTTTAGAATCGTTAAATCCAATAATTGCGGTTTAACAAGAAACATACCGATTAGATCATCTTGATAATTATTCATATCCGCTCATCCATTCATTATCATCATTTGTATTGTTTTTAGAAACTGTACTGATTTCATCTTCCCATCTTTCGCCGTTAAGCCATGTGGAAGCGTGAGGTATAAATCTTTCATTCTGCCACTGTTCTGTCTCTTTATAATCAACAACTGCGCTTAACATCTTTTGCAGTACTGTTTCATCGGTACATTTTTTAACAAAAACATCAAATGCTTTTTTCTTGTTCGTATGTCTTGGATATACACTCCAGAATCTTTTAAATGCATCATTTTTATCAAATTTTGCACTATATATATTACTAGTATTATATTCTATATTATTAGGGAACATTTTGTTACTACCCCCGGAACATTTTGTTACTGGTAGCAACTCAGGAACAACAGCCTTATATTCACAAAATTTTACTCCATTTATAACATTTTCTTTTTTTATTATAAGTCCATCTTCCAATAGTTTTTTTAAGCATCTTGATACATTTTGGACTGTAGAATTAGTCCATTCAGCAAGATATTGACGACTTCCAGTATACGAATCATCACCATTTTGAGAAAAACCGTAAATAATCGCATAAGTAAGCAGTGCGTTGCCTCTTAACTTTAGATCGGAGACCATCCATCCTAAAATTGTTATGTAATTGCTTTGTCTAACTTTAGTCTCCATCATTACCACCGATCCTGTTTTTTAATCTCTGTATCTTTAATTCAGCATTGACCTTTAGTTCAGTTTTATCGATACCGAAAATAAATTTAAGCTGTTCAAGCATTATGTAGACATCTGCCATTTCCATAGCTATATCACTTCTATTCTCTTTACCTCTGCGGTCTTTAAGCAGCTCCTTTGTAAGTTCGCTCATTTCCTCTATGGCCATATCGACCTGAGGACCGTTCCCGTAATGTTCCAGGGCATCAAGCATTATATTAATTTGGTTTGTGTTAAATTCCATGCTGTTTCCTCCATTCCTTAAATAGATATCTAATTCCCAAAACAAGAGACAAAATAAACGCAATAAGCATAATTAGGAAAAATACGAATGCTATTTGTTTAGATGTCATTTTCCTTTGCTTCCCTTGTTGACTTAACATATTTATCACGCAGTTTCGTAATTAGTTGGCATTTTTCACATGTACCGATTTTCTTTTCTTCCTTGCATCCCCATTCATAACAGCAATCAGTGCAGATTTTATCTACAACAAATAGATCATAAAACTCTTCATCATAAATAGTCTCACGTTCTTCATCAGTAAATGTATTTTCAAATACTATATGTATTTCTTCCATACCTTTAAAACCAATTCTAGCGTTTTTGTATCCATTTTTTTGCCTAATATCAAACCACCGTTCAATGTGCTTTAGAATATTTTGTTTATCCATCTTCTTTCACTCCTATCAATTTATCTTGAATAACCTCTAGTTTTTTTATAGCTCCATTCAAATGACCCATTGTCACAACTTTGCTATCCAATAAATCAATTATTGTTTGAATATCATCAGCTTCTTTTATTACATCTAAAATTTCAAAATATTTTTCGATTAGTTGTTCTATCATATCGACATCTTTGTCAAATGCGCTTGCTTTATCTTCTCCATATGGATCATTTTCAAAATAATAATCATCATTAACAATTCTTGCTAATGCCTTTTCACATTCTTCTTTACTATGCATTTTCTTTTACTTCCTTTAACTTTATCTTTAATGTTTCAACCTCTTTTTCTAATTCATTAGTTTCAGCAATAACTTCATCCAACTTTTCACTCAATAGGTTAAAACCTTGTATTAAAACGTCTATAATCTCTGCATGTCTATCAAATGGTTTATAATAATTTCTTCTTATTTTATTTTTAAATAATTTAATCATCTTCATCACCGCTCACAATGGTACAGTTAGCTAGAATTTCATAAATTTCCCGCGGTTCTGCATCTTCCCACTTAATGAAACTGAATAAACCGAAATTAAATATTAATGAGAAATCCCCTCCATCACTCCATGCTATTTCTTTTTTATCCGGCTTGTTTCTATAAAAACAAATCTCCCCATCAAAATCACATGCTACAAACCTATGACCTAGTTCTTTTGCATGTTTGAGTATTCTAAATTCAAGTGCTGTTAATTTATACAGTTCTTTATATTCTTCTAATAACTTTGACAATGATATTTTTAAGCATTCTGAGCACGTAGAATTGCTACAACTGTTCTTGTTATCGTAAGAATTTGTCGTAATCTGATATAACCAACATTCGAGAAAATCATCACTATTATCATAATTTAAAATCTGATCTTTTAATTTTTCAATTTTTAACATTTTTTTATCCTCACCTTTCCGGTTTCAACACCTGTAAAAAAAGTTACATAATCCCTAAGAGTGTCAATTTTTTTGTGAGCATACATAAATCGTTTAAACTCTATGGCCACCAACACTTTTAGCGGATTTTTCATTATTATTTTTTCAAAAAAGTTACCGTACCTCTGATTTACGTAAAATCACGCTTTCAGGGGACTTTTTTTAAGCCTCTTCAAAATCATTAAATCCTAATTCTATATACTTATCAGGGTCTATTTCTTTAAGCAATTTTTCAAATTCCGGTTCACTGTATTCCTCGATAAAATGTTTATAAGATGGCTTATCTTTTACATAACCATGAATGAAATAATTATCTTTTTCTGTTTTGTATACATCTATGTCATACCATTCATAAAAATTCATTCCACCAAAATTTGATACTATTCTTTTCTGCCTGAAACTGTATATTTTTTCAGCTTTTTCAGTATCATACAGCAAATTACCTATTATCTTTTTCATCTTTTAATATCTCCATATCATATCCGCTTTTTATAAACTCTTCTGCTAATGAAGAATTGATTCCATTTCCTAATTTTACATAAATCAATTCAATATCATCACCGTCAAAATTCGTTTCTAGAAAGCGATTAATTCTGTCAAGCACCTTAGCTCTAAATTTCTTATTACTCCTTTCAGAGGAATACGGCATAGCTTTAAGGGCTGAGCGCGAGCAGTACTCTAATACTTTTCTTTTTATATCTAATTCTGTTTTGATATTATCAACTCTAAAGTAAGTATTATTTTTTGGAATTATTATTAATTCCATATTGTAATTTATAAATGAGTCATAAAATATTCTCATAAGTTTTATTAATAACTCAGGAAAAGCTATTGTAGCTTTATCTAATGCTTGTTCCAACTGTTCGATATATTGTTTTACAAGCTCATATTCATCTTCAAAATAATCACCAGCATTATCAAACAGTGCTTTCAAATCATGCATTACTTCACCTTTGTAAATCGTTGCTTTATTTTCCATTTTTATCCCCTATCCAATAACGCTTAATTTCATTAAAGACGTGTGTTTTGAAGTGTCCTAATGGTCTTTCTCTAAAATAACAAATGAACAAGTAACCTACTAATTCCTGCTTAACAGCAAAAATAGAATTACAGGAACATCCTATTTTTGTAGTTCCAATTCTTAACGTTTCTGTTTGTCCTTTATCGCTAACAATATAATCATAGTCTTCTATTCCAAATGCCGAACATATCGGTTTAATTTCTTTTAGCACCTCGATACGTTTTTCTTGAAGATATTTTAAGTAATCATTCATTTTCATCATCCTTTTCTTTTTGTCCTAAATAATCAACAACTAAGATTGTTATTATTGCTTCTGCTGCAATGGTTAGGATCACACCTAACCAAAAATCACTTATCATTCAATCACCTCTAAAACTTCAAATTTTCGAGTTTACGCCGTTTTTGCTCGTTTGACAACTTAGTATACTTCCTTGTAGTTTTTAAATCGCTATGCCCTAAAATATCAGCCAAATCAAGATAGTTTCCACTGTTCTGATTTAAAAATACTTGAGCAAACAAATGTCTAAAAGAATGCGCGTGTACATATTCTTTTTTTACTCTTGCCTTACCTGCAATTTTCTTCATTCTTCGCCATATTGTACTTTTGGCAGGCATTTGCCCTTCTTTTTGGCCAAGAAAAACATAACCCGAGCTAATTTTATTTTCTTTGCAGTATTTTTTTAATTCTCGTCTTAGATCCTGTCTAATCGGTACTACTCTTTCTTTACCCTTATTAAAAACACGAATATAATATTTATCCAAATTCTCAACTGTAAAGTATTTTAATTCCTCAATTCTTATACCTGTCATGGCTAAGGTCAGCATGATGTAGTACGTCTGCATCATCTTCATTCTTTTAGCCATTCTGAGAAGCCTTTTATAATCTTCTATAGTCAATACATCTTCATTGTTAAATTCTTCCTGCTGCCTAATTTTTTTTATTTTAAGTTCAGGAAGTTCTATCCATTTTAAAAATTTGTTAAGTGTGGTGATCCATGCATTTGCTGAATTAAGTGAACTAGATATATCACGAAGATAGCTCTTATATTCAATCGTAATATCTTTTGTTATATCAACATTTGAATAACCGCTATTTTCTAACCAGTTAATGAACTTCGAGACACCATTTTTATAGGTCTTAAGTGTATTTGTAGACAGTTCATCGTACTTCTGTTCAAGTATCCAGGAATCAAGAGCTTTTTCTAAATCTTTCTTTTTCATACAAGTCTCCTATTAAATTTTAAATCAACCAACACTTTGCTTTTTTTGTATTTTTACACCTGTTTCAGGTGGAATCGGTGCGCAATATAACCTAAATATTATATTGCATTTATATTTTCTCTCTAACCCCATATGTACCAACGGATTAGAGAGAATTTTTAATAAAAATAGTTTTTATGGTTTTCTATCCTCTAAATTTACTACTCCTTTTAATCAAGCCATTTATTATCTGCTGCTATGAATCCAATCACTGAACCTATCGTTAAAATTGTCCAGATTATTCTAAATACGACTAATGATGTGTCTTCACTGGTTAAACTTTCTACAGCATCATTTATTTTTTTGTTTTTATAAAATTTTGAATTATCTTCGATTGTATTATTTTTGAATGAAGTAAAAATGGTACCTTTATATTTTGTCTTTAAAATATAATATTTATATCTTATTGTTCCAGATTCATGAATTGTCTTTAAATACCTGCTTTCAGGCATATCTATCTTATTATAAGGAAACACATGATCATAAAATTTAATTTTTTTACTATGTTTAGATTCCCGGCTTACGGTATCCCACGTCCAATATATTTCGGTTCGACATGTTCTGTTTTTGCCGCTCCCACTACAAACCGTTCTAGTATGCATAGTGTAATGTTGTTCTACTTTTTCGATGTACATATATTTGTCACCAATTTCCGGATATGTAACAGTATCAACAGCTTCTAATGTAGAATATGCAAATGCATCCCCAACATTGGTATTGATACCATATTCAAACATTTCTTTATCTGTTACTTTCAAAGCACTTAAATACTGATCATCTTTATCTATTTTTGATTGCTCCATTGCTCCGTTTATTAACAAACCGACAAAAATCATTACAGCAAGTATTGTGATACAGAAAATCAATTCTCTGGCCTTTATCTCTATACCATTAATGGAAGCTGCTTTCTTGTCCCATTTCATTTTATTCACCGAATAAATCTTGCGGAGCATCACTTGAAGCACTGTATTCTAAATATTTAAATTCTTTTTTTTCATATCCCACTAGCGATAAAAAGAATCTTTGCGGGAATTTCTTTACATAACGGTTATATGACTCAACAGATGAATTGTGATTTTTTCTATGCTGTGCTATTAAATTCTCTGTTGTTGACAGTTCGGTCATAAACTGTTGATAATTTTTATCAGCTTTTAAATCCGGGTATGCCTCAGCTGTTGCTTTAATCATTGTATTTACATTCTCAATTTCATCAGTGTTGCTCCGTGTTTCGGCTATTTCCTTTAGTGTTTCAGCTTCGTGCTGATCATAATTTTTGACACAGTCAGCAAGATTATAAACAAGATCGATTCTTCGCTTTTCTTGAACGTTTATATCTGATAAAGTTTTTGATACTTTTTCCTCATATCCTATTGCTGTATTCGCTGTAGTCTGTATCCAGATAAAGCAGCATACAATTACCGAAATAATCCCTCCTACAATTAATAATAATGTTTTACTGTTTTCTTTAATGCTTTTCATTTCTCTCAACCTTTCTTTTTTAATATTCGAATCCACCAAAATAATAATGATCTTTGTGGATAGTAACTCTTGTAATTTTCTTCTTTTTAAATATCTCTCTAAACTGTTTTACTGCCTTTTTATAGGCTGTTTCCCTTGTTTCTGCATAAATAACTAAGGGTAGTACAATTACCTCACTTTCTATGTAAATGTTGTATTTAAACATCGCCTTCTATGCCCAATCTGCCTTCAAGCTCGATAATATATTCATTGTTGTTGATAATCTGGCATTCAGCTGCTCTCAGTTTTTTTAACACTTCATCAAGATTATTTTCAAGCTGTTCAATGCGTGTATGCGCCTGCTTAAGTTCATTCATTACATAGTCTTCTGTACTTTTGTATTTATCCATTTCCACACCTCCAAATATTCAGTTTTAACTTATTTTTCTTTGCCCACTCTTTTACAAATTCCTTTACATGATCATCTGGAATATAATCATTTTTACCATAGCACTGTTTTATCTCTTTTTGCTTAAGCTCCAATGTTACATATGGTCTATTCGGCTCTTCTTTTTTTCTTATAAAGAATATTTCTGTTTGATTTTCACAAACCCTGTCTATGTACTGCTTAACGCAATGGTTTAATACATTAGATTCCTCTATAAGTTCACCACTGTTTCTGCATGGACAAATTAAATAATTATCGTTAAAATAAATATATTTATCGTATTTTCGAGAATTACTGAGTATTTTCTTATCCTTTTTTTCATTTCTAAGTACATATATATTTTTATTTAATTCATCGTGTGCTTTTTTTAAGTCTGCAGGGTATCGATTGGATGAATTCATAATCATTGCAATCTCTCTACCCATTTTGATATAGTCGGTGTAAAGATTTATTACATTGTTTATGGAATACGATACATATCTGCCCGTTGCACCGTATAGATTTTCTTTAATCATTTCACACTGCCTGTTCATATAGTCAAAGAGCTTTTGTGTTGGATTTATGTTACATTCAATAAGTGTTTTATAAAGTACGTATTCAGGCATATGTTTAATCTTATATTTCCTTATCCACTCTAAATTTTTTCTAAATTCAGTTAAAGGAAGTTTTAAATGCCTTAAATATTCTATATCGTTCTTATCTATCCCTAAAAATTGTGGCATAGGTTTGGTAAATCTTAATCCAGATGTATTTCTTATTAGATGCTGTAGTCCCATCTTGGCCAACATTTCAATCTGCTTTGGATGATCATCGTATTTTTTTAAATACTTAAACAGTTCCTCTACCCTGTAATCGGTAAATTCAAATGCACAGTATTTATGAATCGAACTGTCTAGAAAATGCCTGTAATCATTGTGTTCTACGACCTTATATTTTGTGTTGTCATAAAAAATATAACCGTCTACATTGTTCTTTTCCCAGAGCATTTCATTTCCATTTACATTAATGGTGTAGGTAAAGTAGTTTCTATACCAGTCACCTGTAAGGATTAAAATACCACCAAAAGATGATGCATAAACTCTATTGGTAACCATCTGTTTTAGTCCTGCCAGTTGTCTTTTTACTTCGTAAATATACCTGTAGAATTCTTTATTTTCGAATCCCTCTTCGATGTAAAATGAGCGACATAGCAAACGTTTTTTATATGTACTGTAAATATTTACTATTTTTGCATTAACAACTCTTTTTCTTTTAGATCTGCCGATTTCTTCAGAGGCAGCGAAATACTGTTTAAAATAATTCTCGGAATATTTCCTAAAACTGTGATGTTCAAGTTCATAGAGCAGTTTCTCTTCCATTTTCTTTTCCATTAAAACAGACTCATCTGCCCTTCTGGAATATCCGGTTTCTTTGCTTTTTTGGTTTTAGGCTTAGATTCAACTGTTTTTTTACTTTCCTGCTTTTGTTTATCTACACCTGATACTGTTTTCACATTCCCTGAAAGTTTATTTATTTTTATTGCATCTTCCTGATAATAGTGAAGAGCCATTTGATACAGTTCGTCATTTTCCCATCCAAAATAGCGGTTATTGACTGCTTTTTTATAAACTTCCCCGGTTATATAATCGGCACACTCGCTCAGAGATTTATTTTCTTTTGCTAAGTTAGATGCTAAAGTTAAATCCTCTTTAGCACGTTCAAGCAAATATAGTCCTATCCCTTTTTCAAGAGATCCGTCTTTGTATTTTTTTATTTCTTCCTCGATTTTATCCATAAAATCCCTCCTTTTTCCTAAAAATGGTGCAAATAAAAACAGTACCCTAAAAACACTGTTAAAAACCTATATATTTTTTATTATCCTAACGATAAAATCAAAAATGATACCTGAAGCTCCCGCAGCTATAAAACCTACTAAAATAATAATTAAAACGATTGTATGAAAGCCTCTGGCATTCAGTCTGTTAATGTACTTTTCCATTTTCGATATTCTTTGACACACTCCTTTTTATAGTCTATAATTAACGTGGTTTCATTTATTAGCTGCTACTGGACATAGCAGCTTTTTTCATGTGTTTTTCATGTGCTGTTACTGTTTCAACATAATTACTCATGCGTTCGCCACGATATTCCCTTTGAAAATCTAGGATTTCTTCTTGGCTAAATTTCCAACCTTTTCCTAAAAAAATCGGATTAAGCAAGCCTAAATCAATAAAAATGTTTAGCTGTTTAGTAGAAATTCCTAAATCTGTCTTAACCTGCTCGAATGTAAGCATTGCTGTAGGTCTCATTTATATCACCCTTTTTTTAATTTATTAATCTCATTAATTGTAAAATCACACGTTTTGCGAAATTTATCTTCAATATCCAATAAATGCCTTACCAATAACAAATGTGTTATCAAATAAGAAATGGTCACACTTATTGTTATACTAACTAATATACAATCCATACTATGCCCCCTCATTCACGCTTGAAATTTCAATTTGTAGATTATGATCAGGTCTCCATCCCTGCAAATACTCTTTTGCCTTTTCAAAGTCTATCTTTAGGGTATCCCTGTAGCTTGGAATCTTGAAATAATCTTTATAATCTCTCCAAAGTTGACAAAATACCTTATGATGAAGTTCTAAATATGCCTGACTGTCTTTACCGCCTAAAACTCTAACTGCTGTTGCACTCGCTATTTTTCTTAGTGTGTACTGCTTTCTACTGTCTACAGTAGTTGTGTTTTCTAGATTAGTTACGCGACTATCGATAACCTTAACTCTGTCATTTGTTTGCTCGGTAGCTTCAAACATCAGCTTAAGAGCAATCATTGGATCGTCAGGAACTTGATAGACACCATATTTTCTAATTGATGGTAAAACCTCATTTGTTACCCACCTTTTAAATTTTTTTGCAGTTGGCAATTTACTGGATAGTATTAAACTGTATAACCCTGATTCATTAATAATTACAGTATCTTGTGTGCCACCTTGGGGGTGAACGATTCGTTCAGTCCTTTTATCATCTTCATCAATATGATCTCTGATGGCCTTTTGCGGATTGCTATAACCTAGAATCAAAGCAACATCCTTTCCAACAAAACATGGTTCATTATTTATTAATAGACTTCTCACTTCTCCAAATTCTTCATTTTTAAATATTTGTAATTGATTCATAAAATCCTCCTTAGACTATTTTTTATGTGTTAAAACATATATACATATAAATTCAATAAATACACAGAGCAGTAAAAATAAGATTATCCAGATCATATCAATTACCTAATTTCTTTATCAGCATATACATCAGTAAATCACGATTATCGCATTCTTTAGCCAGTGCAATCATTAGTCTGTATCTGCTTAAATTTGCTCCAATCAAATCATCAAAACCGTTTATAAACCCATTTCCAAGATTTAGGCTAAGCATTGTTTTAGCCAGTTTTATTTGACACCACTCATTGCATGAAAGATTAGATTTCATGTAATCATCAAATTCAGCTTCTGTTTCTATAAGTTTATAGTTACCCTTTTCTTTAAATATTTCCTTTGCTGTCTTAACACTAATGACCTCATATTCTAAAATATCTTCTGAATCAATAAACCATCTATCATCATGAAGTTTAAATTCAATAATCTTTTTTGCTTTTCTCTTTTCCTGATTCACTTTTCGTTCAACACACTCATCATAAGTGTTAGGAAATTTGTCATCACAATATCTAATAATTTTGAAGTTGTCTTTATGATTGGTTTCAATAATTTCATCTTTCTTTACTGTTATTGAAAAACCATACCAACCCGATTTACTATAAATGATGGTGAATTCATCCTGATCAATTAAATCCTTTTGTTTTTTAATCATCTAATGTCCTCCTTTTCATTCTTTTGAATCCGTTTTGAATAAATCATCGATTGATACATCTAAGGCAGAGGCAATCATTGGTATATGTTCTGGTCTAATCAATTGTCGATTACATAACATATTACTAAAATTTCTTTCATTGATTTTGCAACGATTTGCAACTGCTTTTTGTTTCAATCCTTTTTCATTGATTAATTTTCTAATATTTTTAGAAAGTACAAGTTGTGTATTCAAATTATTACCACCTTCTTTTTTACAAGTTTCTTGTAGACAAATAAAATATATCACACTTTTCTTGTAACTACAATACTTTTTTACAAGATTTTTGTAATTTTTGTATTGAGTTTGTAAGAAACGTTGATATAATGTGTTTATAGGAGGCTATATTATGAGTTTAAATTCACGTATAAAAGAAAGAAGAGAAGAATTAGGGATGACACGAAATGAGCTATCTGAATTAATCGGGGTTACCCCTTCAGCAATCGCAAACTATGAAAACGGGGTTAGTTATCCAAAAGTTGAGTTGCTTTTTAAATTATTTGATGCATTAAAATGTGATGCAAACTATTTGTATCAAGATGATATGCAATCACTAAATGAAGAATTTTCCACTACACTTAAAGAAAAACATATAATAAAACAATACCGCAATCTCGATGTTCACGGTGTTCAAGCTGTTGAATCTATTTTAAATATTGAATATGCAAGATGCGTCGCAGAAACACAGGCTATTTATGAGTCGACAGTATTAAAACCTGCTTACCAGTGCGGTCTAAGCGCAGGTACTGGCTTATATGCCTTTGATGATGTACCAACAGAACAGATAGAAGTTCCAATTGATTTTAAAGACATAGACTTCGTTATAAGCGTTAGCGGTGATTCAATGGAACCGACTTACCGTGATGGCGATAAAGTAATGATAAAGAAACAGCGTGATATTAAAATTAGTGAAATTGGTGCATTTATGGTTAATGGTGAGGCATATATAAAAGAGCTTGGTAACAAATGTTTGATATCTCATAATAAAAAATATGCACCGATCCAGTTTAACGAATCAATGCGCATCGACTGTATTGGAAAAGTTATAGGGAAATTATAAATTCCAGAATTAATTATATTTAGATATGAAAAAGATTAAAAAAACATTAAAAGAAAAAAAATCTATTTTATGGATAATCGTATTTACATTGCTATTACTTTTTATCGGTGCACCTTTATTTAATGCAATTGCAACAAATAAATGGTCCTTTCATTTTATCAATGAAAATAATTACGATGCTTGGATTGGTTATTACGGCTCTATATTAGGTGGTGCTTTAACACTAGGTGGTGTTTGGTGGACTATTAAAGACCAAGAAATGCAAAGAATTAAAAATCTTTCAATACAATATAGACCGTTATTAAAAGAATCTTATTATGAGAAAAAAGAATTAAATATTGGCGAAAACTACAGGGGGTTACTATGGATAGTTGATTGTGAAAATACATCTTCTGATATGAGTGATTTAACAATATTTGGAATAATAGAATTAAAAAATATTGGCTCAGGGACCGCAAAAAACATCACAATGCATATCAAAGGTTACAAAAATATGACAAATTCAAATCTTATACTTTTAAATCATGCAACCATAGAGAAAGAGCTGCCCAAAGAGTCGGACATGAATATAATACTTGCATATAATAAAACAAGGTTAAAGAATATAAAATTTGAAAATGAAAAATTTTTAATTGGTTTCGAAATATCATATCAAAATGAAATAAATAATGAAAAATACGTTTTGTCTAGAACATATGAATTTATTTTTCAATCATGGTCAGATTCTAATGATGAGACAGAAAATAAAATCAATGTTTCGTTATTACACATTTTTTATTATCTAGAAAATAACTTAGCTTCTATCATAGAGGAGTAAAAAGACCACCTTTTACTAGGTGGTCTAACAGTAGTATAGTTATAACTATGCTCCTATTATATCAAATAAAGGAGTTGTTTTAAATGTCAATTAGAGAAGTAAAATCAAAAAAAGCAAAAAAAGGAGTTACATATAGAGTTTATTTCGATTATAAAGATAAATATGGAAGACCTCAGCATTATTCAAAGAGTGGCTTTGTTAAAAAAACAGATGCACAAAATCATGAAAGACTTATATATTCTAAAATAGTTGATGGATCGTTGATAAATATAAAAAAAACGTTTGGCGATGTCTGGGAGGAATATATAGAAACTGATCCCCACACTTCAGTGACTACAAAACAGATTCGCAGTTCATATTATAATAAACATATACGACCACAGTTTGAGGATGCTGATATTACACTTCTTGATTACACCATAATTCAGAATTTTGTTGCTGAAAAAGGAAAGGAGCTTTCCAAAAGTACAGTTGAAAATATAGTGAAGGTATTTAGCGGAGTGTTTAAATTTGCCTATAATCGTAATTATATAGACCGTCTGCCATATGCGCGGTTAAAAATAACCGGCAAAGCCAAAAATGATTTGTTTAAGAAAAAAACAGTTGCTGAAAATGAATTTAAAGAACTTCTAAGCGTTGTTGATAAAAACAGGTCTATCAGATACCGCTCATATAAAATCGTGTTTATGCTTGGATATTATATGGGATTAAGACTAAGTGAAGCTCTAGCGCTTGAAAAAAATGATGTAGATTTTGAAAATGAAAGAGTAATGATTACCAAAAATATATTTAAAAACAACGAAACAAAAGAACTTGAGATTAAAGAGACAAAGACACCCGCATCCTGTGCGATTGTTCCATTGCCTTCACTGCTTGTTCCAATTTTAAAAGCATGGTTTGCTGAAAATGAAAGCAATTTAGTTGCTCCCGACAACGATATGAACCTATTAGATCCGCAGACTGTAAAAACCTTTTTAGAACGATATAGCAAACGTACAGGGGTTCATATAAGCAGCCATATGTTCAGGCATACTTTTGCTACAAGATTGTGGGAAAATAAAGTAGATGTAAAAATTGCGCAAAGGCTATTAAGACATGAAAGCTATCAGACTACACTGGATGTTTATACATCCTTGGAAAACGAAAATCTAAACAATGTTGTTAATAATGTGTATTCATAAAAATCCTAAGTTGCATACTTAGGATTTTTATAAACCAATAATTAAATTTTTAGCAGGAATTTAGCAGTTAAGCAAATACATAGCTGTGCTATACCTACTACATAATTGACGATTTTTTAGGAAATAAAGAAAAAAGGTATAACATAGCTGCAATATAGTTATGATATACCTAAATTTCTTTAATTTACTAACCCATACGGTTATATACCGTCCTCTATAACTAGCATTTTAGAGCCATTTTTTTATTTATATTTAATTTTTAGCAGTAATTTAGCAGTTGATATTTATATTTAAATACTAAACTTTAAAAAAAATATTTGTATTTTTTCTAAAAAATGTATTGTTCTTTGACATATCTATATAACCTCCTTTAGTATCTTAGTGTACAAAACACTTTTATTCAACACAATCTTGAGCATTTATTGCTTTTTTTATTATAATACTAATGAGGTGTTAAATATGAATTTAAAAGACAGAAAACTGCAAGAGGCAAAAACAAAATTAACAGCATTAGAAGAAAAACTGAAACTTTTAGAAATATCTGACATACCAAATAAAGATGAAATGATCATTAATTGCAAGCATGATATTGAAAAACAAAAAAGAATTATAAGCCATACCACAAGTTATCTAGAATAAATATGTAAGTTACTAATAGCTACAATGCTTAAAGGAGCGCTCTAATCGAACACTCCTTTATCACTATAACTCTCTATTTTTTTGATTAATCTTCCACTTCGATTGCTTCTACAGGGCAAGATTCAGCAGCTTCTTTAGCTGAATCGACATCATCACCAATAACAGATGATAACCCCTCATTATTCATTTCAAAAACATCTGGTGCAACACCTACACAAGTTCCACACCCAATACAAGATTCATTTACTGTAATTTTAGCCATTGTAAATCCTCCTTTACGTGTTTACTATATAATAAATAAGTATATTTTACAATATGTTTTTCCATACTAAAAAGTATTACTTATTCAATCAAATATTGAGTATTAAGTATATGAGTTGATAAAAAATGACAAATAACTATAATTGATATTGTACAATTATTGATCCCCACTATAATTCCAATAGTTGTATAATAGGGTATGGTCCTCCTTTCCCCTTAGCCATACCCAACCAAGAGCACAAAAAAGATATCTCCTCGGTAGAGCCTTGTGCTCTTTTATTTAAAAGTTTAATACATTTGCATATTTTGTATAATGTAGTAGAATAGATTGCGTACAAATATTATTTTTGTACAATAGAATATTGTTCCTCTCCCATTAACAATATTCGAAAGTATACAAAGAGTACAAGTTCACCTCTCCCGTTTTGGGCTTGTGCTCTTTTTATATAAAGTTTATTGAAAATAACTACTTATTATTATATACTTTTATTAAGCATAGTACGCATCCCAAAATTATGCTAAAAACACAGTGTTCATTCCCATGTCACTGTGTTTTTCTTTATACAAAAAAGCCTAGATCAATATGTGTGACCTAGGCTTGAATTTTATGTATTTATTATTTACATGTATATCACGATACCCATTATTAATAATACTATGAGATAGCCCCATATACAAAAGGGTATACTCTATCCTTGTGTTTAAACAGTTCCCCTGAATATCTTCAGCATCGTGTTTTAGATAAACTTTATTCATAAGCATAAACTCCCATTTGATTTTGTAGTTCCTCGGACAGTTCAAAATATTTTTTATACTCTCCTTGATAATAATCTCTATCATCTCTAGCATCATAGAGTTCCTGCTTTGTTAATTCTAGATTGGTTTTTAGATTACTGGATACTTGTTTTTCTTGTACTAGGGCAATTCCTAGTAATAATGATAATAGCGCTAGAGCGGCTAAAACAGATACTTCTATACGTTTCATTACTATACCTTTTTCAGATAATCGCCACTTACCCATCCGCTAGGAATACGAGCAAATCCGTTTTTCCATTCCTTTACAGTAACACGCGTACCCTTGTTTAGACATCCATCTTTATCATAATCATGTTTTTTTGCATCAACTGTTAATTCATTATATGTTTTTCTTCTATAATTTTCTCCAGGACCAGTACGAACACTTAAATCATTGGCAGTTACTTCATATGTTCCTAGTGATTTTGATGCATTAGAGGGCTTATTTTGGCTTGTAGAAGAACCATTAGAAACAGCTTCACTAGAGATATATCTATTTCCATTGTAATAAGCTGCTAACCATCCTGATGGTGTTCTGATCCAAATATCATCACCGTTTTTTGCAACTTCTAAGCATGAAACTCTAGTACCTTTATCTAAAGCCCCATCTCCATCAGCATCATGTTTTCTACCGTCTACAGTTAATTCACTGTGAGATTTAGCTCTATAGTTTGTACCAGCTCCTGTTCTAACTTTCAGTTCAGTTTGTAATGTATAAGTCTTACCAGTTGTATATCCTTCACTGGTTTGTGGTTTAGTAGGTTTTACAGTGTTGCCATAACTAACATTTACATTACCATTTGCAATGCAGTCAGTAACATCAGCTCTAAAATCATTCATTGTGTATCCTACGAACTTCCACCAGTGATCAGGATCACCATGATTAGAAGCAACACCCTGTGAATGACCTTCTTTATGTGAAATAATGTCATTAGCAGTTAATCCATACTCTTTACATAAATAAGCATATAACTCAATCATATTTTTAATAGCAGCATCAAAATACGCTTTATCTGAATAATCAGCAGGTTCACACATTTCAACACCAATCATATTATCATTACCTGAACCACCGCAGTGCCAACCTCTATAATTCCATGGCAAAGTTTGAATATCCTCTTTATCATCTACAAAAGCATGAACACATACTTGTCTACCAGCAGGTCTTGGAGTATTCCATGCTTTTGCAAAACCAGCAGCAGACACATTAGGACACGCAGTAGAGTGAACCATTAACTTTGTAACTTTAATAGTTCTGCCTGCTTTATAACATTCATTGTTTACTAAAAAGTTTTGTTTGATTTCCATTTTGTTTTTCCTCCTGAATTTAATTTAAAAGAGCGGAATCATTCCGCTCCGTTTTCTACTCTCAATGGAAGCTGCTGCACTTTGTTATATAATCTTTCTGCTGTTCCATTACCGTCTAAAGCCCTGTAGGGGTTATAAAGGTAATCCAGTTCCTTTAGATCATCAGCAGTAACATAACCGATTATCAGCAGTCTCTCGCAAAAACGAACGATACGTTCATGTAACATTGCACATAGCGCCTCTTCCATAACAATTTGTCTTTTAGCCTGGTCTAATTTCTCCTGCTCTCTTTTTTCTTCGAGTTTTTTTCGACTTTTCTTACTGTCTCTGGAATTAGTTACAAGATAACCAACTGCAGCAGTTAAGACAATAGACCATGTACTCATTAAAAATTCTTGCATCAGGATCTGTTACTCCTCTTTTTTATTTTCAATAATTCGAGTAAAAGCCTGATGCAATCCGGTACTAGCTAAACCGCATACTGTACCGGCTACAACTGTTTCTACTGTTACATTTCCGGATACAATGCAGTTTAATGCAGCACCCTCAAAAAACACAACTGTAGGAATCCATTTATTATCAACATCTTTTACCCATTTTTTTACAACATATCCGGTTGCTAGACATCCGGCCATTACGACCGGAACAAAATAATTTGAAATAAAACCTAAATCCATATTTTACCTTCTTTCTGGACGAATTTTCATGCCATCCCGAGGCAATATAAAAAGACATATTTCTATGCCTTTAATAATTTTAATTTACTAGGGATTAAGGAACAGTATGTAGTTTATTCTTATACTGCCAGTATACGTTGCTCCTAAATTAACTTTAAGCGCGTTATCGTGCCATATCGTACCAATCACAGGTGTGTCTGTTGCACTGCCATCACCATTAGAAACAACACATATCAGTTTTGTTGGATCAATCGCTGTAAGATTAAACAACGCTTTTAACTCTGCTAAAGTAAAAAGTGTTCCACGATTAGAATAATTTATATTAATTACTTTACTGTCCCTTATGAAATTAAATACTGCATCTCCTTTAGAATTTAAGAATCGTGCCATAAATTTACTATTTCTAACAAAATATCCTAGTCTTTTAATTTTACTAAATAACTAATCGGTAAGACATGTCCGTTTACAAATCCACTTCCTTTTACAATAAAGTTTACATTCTTTTTGCTGTCATTCCACCCAATCTGTGCATAAGCCCTATGCACCTGATCTCGAGGATTAGAAGCGTTCCCAACAATACTAAAAATAACTTGTTCAACTTCTTTACTAAAGCCAACAACTTTAGTTAATGTATCAGAACTTTCATATGTTAGATTTGCTTGACCGATAATATAATTATCTAGATTTAATATTACTTCGCCGTTTTGATTTTTAAATTTGCCCATAACCAAGCAAACAGCTTTTTGATCATGCTAATTAAATTTAATTCTTAGTGTATTCGATAATACCGTAAATACGGCCTGTAGCCCACGCATTATAAAATCTTATATAATTTGCCTTTAATGATGTAATTAAAAGACAGTTGGTCCATTTGTTCTCAGATTCAAAAAATACATATGGCAGTGAAACAATCGTACCATCGCTAAAAGTGCACTTTAAATCAAATTTTACATACTCGGCAACGTTTAGATTATGTGTATAATCATAAGACGATGAAGATATGTTAAAATTAATATATTTTCTATAAATTTTCTTCCCGTCTATCCAGTACATACCGGTAAAACTTTCTTCACTGCTGTAATTTAAATTTAATATGATATTTTCATCTTTATTAACAAACTTAGGCATGATCTGCACCTCTAATCATAGAGATACAGCTGTTATGCTGCACCTCCCTTTTTAGAGATATAATCCGAAGACTGGATACTATTTTTCTTGTTAGTAAATAGTACCCCCCCCCCGCAAATTTCATTGAATTAATCATATTTTTTACCTCTCTTTCTTTTCTTGGAGAGGTACTTTTAAGTGCCCTGATATTAATATCCGATTACTCTCAAAATATGTTCTTCCACTGCATCAACTGCATTTCCATTAATAACCTGAGTACGGCCAGAAAGTGATACATTTTTTCCACTAAAAGCCAGCTGACACCGATAAACAGTAGTAACACCATTTATAGCCTGTGCACGTTCCAAATGCATCTTACTGTCTTTAGATGGAATCATCATATCCGAACACTGCCCCAGAGTAGAATGCGGACGCCATATAACTTCTAAATAGTCATAATTGGTGTAATCATCTTTTAAAGTAAAACTGCTTGTTGTATCACCGTCAAATAAAACAGTTCCCAACAAAATTTTTTTACCACTCGAATCTTTAAGTTTGCCCATAAAGGCATTTAGACTGTTTTAGTTTAATACCTTCCATAAACAGCTGTTAAAGTTGTTGTACTATTTACACTAGCACCGCTCCATAATGCAGTCATAATCGTCAAATATTTAGTTTCTTGAATATATGAAGTAAAATTGCATGCAATAACTCTATAATCGATTGGAACACCACTACTCATTATTTTCCCATCAGAAACCGGCATTATAACCGCTTTATCATTCAATACAACAATTAATTCTTTAAATTTTAACGCGTCCTCTTTCAAAGTGACAGCATGTTCATATCCGTTACGACTTCCGCTCCATAGCAAAGCATCTTTAAACAACTCATTACCATTTTTATCAATTAGTTTAGGCATTAAAACCACGTGACAAGTCTAAATGCTTGTCACCACCAGTCTTGTCAAAAATAAAAAGGCACTTTTGCAAGTACCTCTTAATAATATAAATACACGCTGTAGCGTGTGTGTGTGTGTGTGTGTGTGTGTGTTCAACCCTACCGGGTGTTTCACACTCTTGATAAATCGTTTATCCATCAAATTTTCTCCTATTCCTCATAGTATACCGCTAATCCAAGTGTTTCTTTATGATCATTAAGCACATCGATAAGCTTATTAATATACTGTATTGTAATTTGAATTTCACTCCATACTTTTGCGATATCGCCTGGGTCGCTCATATTCAGGTCAGGCGGAACTGTAATCTTTGTAGGGATGCTAACTGCCAATCAGATCACCCCATTTGAAACGTTCCTTAAGACTTCCCCAGGTTAAATTTTTCTTAATCCAGTCCCATGTGATTATATCAACCTGAACAACTAATCTTTCGCCAGGACCGACAGTTTTTTTAGAAAGTGTTACATCATATATACGGTACTTTGCCATTTACCTCACCTCAATTTTAAATTTATTTTTAATTATTTCATCAGCAATTTCATATACTGCTCTCATGCTGTAGCTTCCTGCTTCATCAAGTGCAAGCATAAATGTAAGATCATGTTCATCAATCGTACATTCTATCGCCTTTATTAATTCACCATATTGCAATATCTCTATATATGCATTTCTTATTACAAAGACATCATTTTTTCTGCTGTGCACATACAGTCTTATTTTTCTTTTTTCGCCTTTCAGCATAGCTATTTCATCACACATGGAAGTACCTCCTTGACTGTGCATATATAGTCACTTTCAAAACAGATTTCAGAGCGGTATTTGATGATTGAAAGATGAAAGCACAGATTTGATGTATCAACCGTAAACATCGCAGTTGCTAAAAATCCAAGATTTCCAGCTTCATCATATGCATACAGATCCATTACATATTCACCGATAATATTGGACGGCACATTGACCGTCCAGCTATTATCATTCAATCTGTCAAAAATCACTTCAAAACTGTCTGTTTTTCCAATTACTCTTTCTACAGCCATATTTAAGCATCTGTAACCGTTACAGTGATGGTAAATGTCTTACCGCCGTCAACAGGGTTAGGAGTAATTACTACATCAGTAATTACGGGTGCTTTGGTATCAAGGGTAACTGTTCTTGAAATGACTGTTTCTTTGCCGGCACTGTCGCGTGCGGTAATAACAATAGTATTTGTACCTTCGGCCAATGTTAATTCCTTAGTAAAAGAACCATTGCTTTCTACAGTAACGTTTGCAGCGCTTCCAGAATTCAATTTGACCATTACTGTTACCGGACTTGATGTAGCATCATTTGTAGTACCGCTTAATGTCACTTTAGGATTGTTTGTAATTAATCCCGCAGCAGGGCTTGCAATATTTAATGTAGGCGGTACTGTATCAACCTTGAACGATACAGATTTTTGAACTGCTGCATTGCCGTCGTTATCACTCGCATCAAATTTAATTGTATGACTTCCATCATTTAAGGCAGTTCCTGGAGTATAAGAGCACTCATAGCCGCCGCTTACTTTATTTTTAGTTATTCCGGATGTAATCTTAGAACCGCTGTCAATAATAATACTAATGGAATCCGGATTAACCCCACTGTCTGCATCAGTAACTTTCCATGTTATCGTAGGCTTGTTGTTTATTAATGTAGCACTAGCACTAGGATAGATTGGAGTAATTACAGGTGCAGTTCTTTCCTTAACCACCAGACGAAGTTTTGTTCCCAAAGTCGGATCATCAGCATCTACTGTAGTAATATTATTTGCATTATCAGTAGCTTTTACTGTTACATTGTAATACCCGTTTGGTTGATTAAAACTGGAAGTATTCGGCGCTGTTACGGTCGCTTCATATTTACCAGTCTGGCTGTTTAAATTCAATGTCATTGAGACACCGTTAATAATTACCTGTACTGTTTTTAAACTCATTTAAATTTTCCTTTCTTTATTCTCTGTTTACATCTAATTTTCTAATTAAATCTTTAATATTTATATCGCCGGTATATACCGCTGCATTAAAAAGGTTAATTATAGCTTCTAAAGCTTCATGAAATGAAATAATATACTTAAACTGCCTGGTTACTTTAGTAATGTTTATTCCATCAATTTCAACCAGATAAAGAGGAAATTCATTCACCGTTCCACCGTTAAATGTATCACTCACAGTATGTTCGGGTATTTTCCCATCATTTCCGCCTTTTAAAACTCTAATATCATGTGTTTCTGTTACTCCATTAGTCTCAAAATGTGAAACTATCAGATCATATCTTTTTTGACCAACTATACCGTTTGAAATGTTTACTTCTTCATATGATCCGGGAACAATACGATAAAATCTGCCCTGATTGACAAAAAGTCCATCGTACAACTTTAAAATGTTGTTGCTTACAGTTTCGCATCTTATTTCTTCTCCATATTTAAATACTCCTTCATAGCCAAACCAGCAGTGATGAAGATAAGCATCTACCGAAGCCTGAACATTAAATCCGTTCAGTGTTATACTTTCTAACATTTATTCACCCACCTTGTATTCAAATTTACAGTTTGCTGCAATATCATTAACAGTTACTTTTAGTATTTTTTTAGTAATCTGTTCTTTAAATGAAAGCTCTGTAATTTCCTCTTTTGCACCTACAATATCAAACAATGAAGCATCATCGCTTGAAAATACAGCTTGAACGGTACTGCTTCCATTTTCTTTTTCCACTGCCTCTACAGCCCCTTCAATAAGTGAAGTTTCATCATCTTCACTCGAATTGTCATACAGATATGTTTTTCTGCAAAGCCCTTTATAATCATCATTTTTTGATGATGACCACGTTTTATCACTTTGAAGGTACAGATTAACCCTTAACCGCTCTGTCAATTCACCTTTTCCTAAAGCGATGATATGGTTATAACTGCTTTCAGGAGTCTGTGCGATCATTGTTATACCATACGATTTATCATATTGAAGCAGTTCAGATAAATCAACAATTGGAATAGCCTGAATATGCACTTTTCCATCATGAAACACAATATCAAGTCTTGATGGAATATCTGCTTTATAAAGCATTTTTTCAAGCGCATCTAAAAGATTCAGATCTCTAATTTGATAATTAACATTTATATCACTTAAGCCAACATTATCTACAGTAAAAAGACTATCGAAGTTGTCTCCAATAAGCTCATTTATCACACTGTTGGCCTCGCCTTTTGCTACAAAATACGCCTGACCTTCCGGGGGCTGTATGTACTCTTTTTCCAACATTCCTCTAAATGTTTTTCCAGTAAAGACAATTACATTTTTTGATGTATCGACCTTTTTACTGTCAATAATTCCACCGAATTCACTTTCCGATGAGTAAAATATAGAACCTTTATTAAATGCTTTATCCCATGCATTTATCGAAATTTCTAAAGAATAATCATTAGTCGCAGTTTTGAATTTTCCAACTTCAAAATCAATAGACGTATTTTTTAAAACACCGAGCTCCGTATAGTTGGAATCCGTATATATAAATTTCATTATATCCATCTTGGTTCACCACGCTTATCAAATATAACTATTTCAGCTTTAAATGTTCCATTCCATGTTGCGATACTAAGACCGGATGGAATTTTTGTAAAAAAATCGCCTCGCGATTTATCTCTGAAATTAAAAAGATTCCTTTTTTCACCATAATCTGAAAAGGCATATATTGTATTTTCCTCTGAGTTTATTTCCATGTACTCACCAGCACTTAATGTAGTATTTACCTGATAAAGTATTTCTCCTATTTTAATAAACGGATTACTGCATGGCCCGTAAACTCTTATGATAAAATCACTGTCTGCCGGGGAATCATTGATTATTTGAACTGCACCTTTTAAAGATGAATATACATACGGATAACAATAGCTGTACTGCTTTATACCTGTGTCATTCTTCGAATCACTGTACATTACCAGATTATATGTTTTTTCTTTAATCCAGTGCTGTTTTGGACAGTATATTCCTAATTCAATATTTGTTCTTGTCTGAATACCCGCAACACTTGTATTAGAAGATATTACATAGCATTTTATTTTATAATCCCCGTAATGAAGCGTTCCTGGTGTCTTAACTATACAATCATACTCAAATATATCGCATATTTTATTAAGCATGTTTTTTCTCTGTTCCAAACTGCCTTTCAATGTAAGGGTTATAGTATAAGTACAGTCACCCTTATCAATAACTGTAATATCATTTTCCTTGTTTGTATTCCATTTTCTCTGATGCAAATAACCGCTTGTTGGAAGTATATCGGCACCAATAAACTCCAGTATCTCATTTTTTGAATTTATATATTTTACCGTCATTCAAAAACAACCCCCAGTTCACGCAAAGCACGGGCAACTTCTCTATTGTTGAAATTCAAAACAGTTGTATCTTCTTTGTTTAAGATTAATTTCAACAGTTTAATGATTATCTGAAGCATACCGCTAAGATCGCCGCTGTTTTCACTCATATCAATGTTACTGAATTCTAACCCATCAGCTGCGATATCTAGTGTATTTCTAGACAGCTTATCCATTTCATCGTAAACCTCATCAGCACTTGCTTCGATACCTACTGCCATTCCTTTAGGGAGATACTTACCAACCTCATCGGCCATTACTCTTGATGGAGAATGTATACCAAAAAATTTCTTTATTCCTCCTACAATACCGTCAACGAATCCGCTTATTTTATCTAGTATCCAGTCTTTAACGTTCTTGATTCCTTCCCATAATCCTTTAACTACATTTTTACCGACATCTATCATTTTCGATGGAAGTGATTTAACACCGTTTACTACCCATGTTACGATTTTTCCAGCAGTTGTCTTTAGCCATGATCCCATTCCTGAAATACCGCTCCCCATTTGAGAAATAGCATTTTTCCCTAATGTAAACAGCTTACCAGGAAGAGAAAGTATCGTATTTACAATACTCTGAACCGCACCAAGGCCTTTTTCACCTAAAAATCCAAACATAGCAGAAATACCATCGCCTAAAAATGTCATTATCTGCCCACCTAGATTCAGCCACTGAAAAGCCATAAAAGTATCCCAGATTGCCTGTATAATCTGCGGTATATTAGCAACTAAAGTAGGAATCGCACTTAACAGCCCGGTAATCAGCTGCCATAATATTTCTGCCCCTTTGGCTAATATAGTTGGAAAATTTTCATTGATTATATTTGCAAAAGTAGAAATTATAGTAGGAACGTACTGTATTAAAATAGGTACAGCACTCACTATTCCACTTACCAGCCGGCTTAACAGGTCAAAGCCCATATTAATAAATTCAGGTGCTTTTTGAGCTAAACCGACACCAAAATTTTGAACAAACTGTAAAATCCGTGGAAGCACCACAGGTATATTTTTTACAAATCCATCAACAAGCCCGCTAAGCAGTTCATATCCCTTTTGAGCAAGCTGAGGAACTGCGGCAACAAGAGCAGTTCCAAATCCCGAAACAATATTAATAGCCATTGGAATTGCATTATCAAACAAAAAAGTTGATGCAGTTGATAGAAGATTTGACAGAGTACCGGTAACATCACCGCCAATAGCAACATTGCCTAAGAAATCCTGTGCAGCTGCTTTCATAGAAGCAAACGATCCGCTGAAAGTACTTGCAGCCTCCTTAGCAGTGGTTCCAGTGATTCCTAGATTGTCTTGGATAACTCCTATTGCAGTGTAGACATCCGCGAGATTACTTATATCATATTTTTGTCCGCTCAATTTCTGAGCATCAGACAACAGCCGCTGCATTTCTTCTTTTGTTCCGCCATATCCTAATTTCAGGTTATCAAGCATAGTATAATTCTGCTTTGCAAAACCTTGATATGCATTTTGGATATCCTGAATATTTGTACCGAATTTATTGGAATTGTCCGACATATCCCGCATTGCACGGTCAGCAGCAGCGGCAGCTTTTTCGGTGTCACCTTTAAGGCTTGAAATCAAAGAAGCAGAAAATGACGTTACATTTTCCATGTAGGCATTAGCACTTACTCCAGAAGTCTTATACGCCTCACTGGCATAAGCCTTCATTTTTTCTGCACTTCCCTTATAAAGTGTTTCAATACCACCTATGGACTGTTCAAGCGCTGCACCTTCCGTGAATGACGATGCAAGAACTTTCCCGATTCCAGCAGCAACGATTATCCCTTTAATTTTAGATGCGATTGAATTTCCGGCCTTTTCTCCAGCCTGATCCGCTTCATTTCCCATCGCATTTTCTAACGAACCCTTAATGCCGTTTGCCGAAGGTACAATCTGTACATATGCTTTTGCTAATTCTGTTCCGCTTGCCACACATCTGCCTCCTTCCCTAAAATTTTCAATTTTGCTTTTTCAAATTCTTCACCGCTTGAAAAAGATATATTTTCTTTAGCTTCGTTTTCAAACAGTGACTTAACGATCGATTTAGGCCTGTTAAATCCTTTCTGAGCATCTTTAGACTTTGTCCAGACTAATAATTTAAGGCTGTCCGCAATCACACCAAGAAGTACAGTTTCAAAAGGAACAGCAAGCCTGTTTTTTTTCATTTTTATTCTTGAATTTTCCCTCAGACCAACACAAAAAGTCGCGACCGTTAATACCGGAAGCGACTTATAATCAAATATACTGTATGTTTCAGCCAGATCACAAATAACTGCTGATTCATCAGTATTTATCATGTCGGCGAGGATAATTAGTTTTTTGTTTCTTTGCTTGAATCAATAATCGAAAAAATCTCCTCTTCCATTCTTTCAAGAGGAACTCTTCCATCCTTAGTCCTGCAGTGGTCTTTTAAACGATTATACTGTTTAATCCCTAACAGTCTTTTAGCAATACTAATCATTAAAATCGGATTTTTATCTACTTCTGCCATCATTTCAAGAAGTTCCCAGTCAATAAATTTTTCATTGATATTAAACTTAAACCCTGTTTTTGATTCACCTTTGATCATCTAGCATTCTCCTTATTCAGTATTTTTTACTAAGTATTCATAATGTGTTGCACCGTTTTGATCCGGAACGGCTGCAATAGTACATTCATAACCGACTGATTCATCATCTTTATAAACAATATCACCAATTTCAGTTACCGATGCGCACGGAACTACAATTCTTTTTAAAATCCCGCCTTTTAAAATCATTTCAAACACCCATTCGAACTGCTCAGGCTCATCGTTTTTTGCAGCTATTTTTAATCCAGATTCAAGGGTGCCGGTTACATTTTTACTGCCGTACACTGTCTTTAGAACATCTGTATTAAGCGATTCAATCAATTTAAACTGAAATTTATCCTCTTTACTTGTTTGTAAAACCAGTACTACATCACCGCCCCATGCTTTCTGATTATCAGTTTCCGGACTGTTTGAGTTAGTTAATCCGTCATCAGAACAGTACCCCAATGATTTAAAAGCTTCATTTAAAGGTGTTTTTGCATCGGTTGGAATTTCTGTTTTTAACGGTGCCGCCCAAACAGCACCGCCAACAGATGGTTTTGAAGATGTTACATTACTTGCATCACTTGACATTTATTTTTCCTCCTTCACAAGTTAATAAAAACCGATATCATATACTGCCTGATACCGGTATTTCTTTTTGGCTGTATCTGTAAAATCATAATCGGTATTTAACCGGGAATATGATATTTCTTTGAGTTCAGCCAAGTCGTCCATTGCTTTTTTTACCTGCTCATTTAACAATGCAGCTTTATATCTGGTAGATGCATACGACTGTAGAAAAAAAGTGGCTGAGTTAGCAAAATTCACTCTTCCACTTCCTGTTTTGCCTATTACGACATATTCTTCGATATCCCTGTTTTCTAAAAAGACAGGAACAGTTAATTTTTTATTTAGATAATTTAATACAGTTTCTTCAATCACAGATTTCACCTCAGACTTTTAAGCAGTGTGTTGTTTTTGTAGTTATCACTGATTGTTTTTCTGGTATTTGCTCTTACAGAGGCATTCACACGCGATTTTCCGGTAAATGTTGTTACTTCGTAACCCACACCGCCTGCACTTTGGCATGTTGCATTAGCATGTTCAAGGCACACTGCCATCATCTCTTTTGATTTCAGTAGACTTCCTACCCCTTTTCTGTTTAAAACAATTCTGGTTTTAGCCATATCTTTCCACCATTACCTTTTTATTCCAGCAAAGCGGAATATTTTCCTCTATTCCTTCAATAGTGAAACCGAGTACATGCCATCTCTTGCCGAAAAATATAACATCTTTATCTTCCCAAACGCTGTTATCACATTTTGGGATTGCTAAAGTGTACACGGCTTTTTTTCCAGTCAGATCCTGAGCAGTGACAATATCATCAGAAGTTGACGGGGCAACAAGAACATTTTTTATGCACTTCTCGATTTCTTTATACACCGGCTCATTAAAACTGTCTTTACCGGTTTCAATCTTTTCAACTAAGATTACATTTATTCCTTTAATCCCCATATGTCCAGTACTCCTATCCTCTGTCTTTTAAGTCCCAGTCTTGATAATTCACTTTTTTTAATAAACAGCCCTCCACCGGGTACAAGATATGTTCCTGAAGCGGTATATCCCAATGCCGACTGTGAAAACTGTTCCATAGGTTCGCTGTCAGTTGAGGTCATTAAATTTCTTGCGATAATGTCAACTGCAACTGATTTAACTACATTTTCATACACTTCGCCATTTTTTATCATTTCATCAAGGTCCTTTCCGACTTTTTTAGCTTCCTGGCGAAGAGAGTCAGAAACAACCTCCAAAAGTGCTGAGGCCTTGCGTTCTTCTAAACTACTAAGATCTCTGAACAACAGCGAAATATCCTTTAATGTAACGAAAGGCTTCATCATCTTTCACTTCCTTATCCTTCAGTTTTTAAAATTCTGGCAAAAGCTTTCTCGTCCATGATTGCCCAACCTAAATAAACTTCTGACCGGATAAAAATCTGATTATTTCCTTTTAAATCTAATCCTGTATTATCAGGATCTCCATAAGGAATCACATCCATTAGGATTTCTTTAGCAATACCGTATTTAAAATAGTTTGCAAAATCTCCAACAATTGCCAAATCCTTAGAATCATTAAATGCAACTGTTGAATTGACATCTACGGCTAAACCGCGTAATGCTGAAGTATTACTTCCCCATCCTAATTCTGGAAATTTGGCAGCTCCGTTTTTATACTCGAGTTCACTTAATGAAGTTCTGAACGCTTTTGCTATTGCAAATCCCGAAACTTCAAAATCGTCTGATTCATCAAATAAGGCAATTGCCTTATTGATGTCCTTATCTTCTTCACCGGCAGTTGTTGTAACTGTAAGCGAACCATGATCGAAATGATTATCACCAATCAAGTTAGATGCTTCTTTTGTTCTTGGATTGATTCCATGCATTGCCATAATATCTAATCCTCGTGCAACTTTTTTAGCAAATCCCTCATTGAACGCTTTTAGAATATCAATTTTCTTTTCTTCAGTAGCATACATAAATTCATCTGAAATACGGATACCGTACTCGATTTTGATTGGAACCATTGTTTTAGTGCTGATATCTGCTGATCCTCTTGTTTTCTTTCCTGATTCACCAACGATATTCACTTCATCATCCATTGTAAAGATCATCATTTCTTTACCGTTGAAAGGAAGCGGCTCTTTTTTAGCAAGATTAGCTAATGATGAGTGACCTCTTACCTTTGAAAAAAGATCAGTTACTAATTCTGGTGTAAAAACTGTTTTATAATTTTTAACTTCTAAAATTTTTCCTTCTGACATTTCTAATAACCTCCTAATTTTTTGGCCATTTCTTTATAACCGTTTTCTAATTTTAATTTTTTTTCATCTTCTGCTGTCATAGTATGTTCTGACGATGCTAAAGGCGGAGCAGGGGAATACAGACCGGATAAAAGCTCCGCATCCGCTCTTATTTCATCTTCCGTTGTTCCTTTAAGTCTGTCCTTTAGTTTCAAAGGAATACCCATATCAATTGCCACTCTCGTTTTTACTGAGTCGGTCTCATAATCAGCAATTTTTTGAATATAACCCTCGATTTCACTGCTATACTGACTGTCTTTATCGCTGATTGACTGATTTAATGTATCAATCTTACTTTGATAATCACTTTTGATAGTTTCCAAATCTTCCGGCGAAGTATATCCCTCGAATTTTTTTAATACATTTCTTTCTTTTTGTTCAAGGCGCTCTTTTAAACGCATTTCAAATTCTTCCTGTGTTGTAATTGCTTTAAATTCTGACATTTCTAATAACCTCCTAATTAACCGTTTAGTGTACGTAAATTTAAAATAATAAAAACATCCATAAAATAGATGCTTTCGTTAATAATTAACACGTTGTTTCTTTTTTTCTTTAGCTGATGCACATAGCCAGTGTGCAAGAACAGCACTGTCCATCAGTGCTATTTCATGTTCTTCAATTAAGGCTTTATATCCAAAACCGCCATTCGTTCCAATAGCACGCTTAATGCAGTTTGTAACGACCTGTCTTAATGATTCCTGCCCATTATGGCATATATTTTTTAATGAAGTTATGCTCTGTTCAAACATGTTGTTGGCTACTATCACGTCTTTTACTTTAGGAAGCACAATTTTTATTTTTATACCGTACTCCTTAAGATCCTTTTTTAAAACGTCCTGAGCTCCTGCTCCGTCAACTGCAATTTTTTCTATATCTGCATTTTTTAAAAAATTTATGATCCACAGATTTCCGTTTCTCTGACTTTGACAGTCTATGGATTCAATAAATATCTTATCATCTGTTTTGGTTGCTATAGATAATGCAGCATGTCGTCCGTCAGCTCCAAATTTTATTCCAACAAACAGTTTGTTTTTAAAATTCGGTATTTTACTTATTTTCAATGAATCCCATTCATTTTCAGTAAACAGGGATTTTTGTGAATATGACAGCCAGTGACCTAACCTCTGAATATTAAAATCGACATCATCAGTCGTATTTTCATTTTCAATAACTCTTTCTGTAAGTCCTTGCCCTAAAGAGGGATTTGTCTCATACCATGCTTCTCTGTTCTTTGGATCCTGCATCGTATCAACAGACCATTCCGCCCATCCGGTATTTTTCGAAAAACCGCTTAATACCTTTTCTCTTATTTTCTGGAATACTGTACCATGCGAAATAGCTGTTGGCGGAGTACCCAGCATAATAATTTGAGGATTTGAACTCGCTGAAATAGTGTATTTCAACGCTGATTCCTGGTCAATAGTGTACTCCTGTGCTTCATCGATAATTAACAGGTCATATCCTTCACCCAGCCCGCCATTATTTGATCTGGTTCTAAAATTAATCATATGATCAAGTTTATAGGGCTTGTCATTCTCATCTAAAAGTCTGATATTTTCCTGCCCCTTGGCTTTTACCGAAGCATATTTAATATCCATACTGTCTAACAGATATGTAACTGTTTCCCAGACTGAATGAGACGTTGAGATAAGATGAGAAGTATAAATGATTTTTTCACCATTTTTAAGTCCCCATAAAATACGCATTATCACATCTTCAGTTTTACCGTTACGACGCGGTACCGCATATCCATAGGTAGAATGAACCCATAAGCCTTCATCATCATATGCCATAATATCGTAAATTAGCAGTTCCTGCCATTCCCGGGCAGTTCTGCCGGTTTTGTTGTAAATTTCAACTGCTTCTTTGCCTTTTGTTTTTTTATAAGGCAGCACTAACGAGGTTGTAGGAGTCTGACGGCCAATTCTTTTTGGCTCCATACCTTAACCTCCTATTTTTTTATTCCATAATATACTAAAAACTCATCAAATTCTTTTTTTGCGCTCTTTTTTTCTTCTTCACTAAGCTCTTTGCGCCCGGTAACTTCAAAAGCCGGCGGAGTACTGGTACGAACAATAAATTTATCATGATCGCTCAGTTCCTTATACCGTATTCCTTTCTGTTCTTCTGACAGCTTTCTCCATTCTTCTAGACTTAAGGTCATTTTACAGTTCCTCCATGAAAATATAATAAACACCTTTAATATGTCTCTTTTCCAAGACTATAAAACTGCTGTTTCTTTTATATAATATTTCCTGTTCTTTCTTATTGTATTTTATCAAATTTCTGCCTCGACGACTAGTCCAGAACATCTGAACCTGTCCGTCGGGATTATACAATTCTTTTGAAGCAGTGGAAGATGTAAAATCTTTATACGTAAGAGTTTGCCCCGGCTCATGATCAGATAAAAACTTATCTAAATCTGATGAACTGTAAAACTGAACTGATCTGCTGACCCTCCCTTTATAGCTGTCTAGTTTCTCCAATGCGGAATCTAGGTTTTTCACCAGTGTATTCTGCTCCTGATTTAATATATATCCATTTCTTAAACAGTCGTTGATAATATAAAAATCAGATGATATATGACTGTTTACCGCATACTGTTCCATATCTGTTAATCTTTTTTTATCAACTCTGTTTTCCAGGTAAAATCTTTTTCTTTCCTGAAAGGCGTCCTGGTTCTGCCATCTCTTCGAATATACATCCTGAATTTTTTTTGATCCGTCACCAGGATCATATGAAACTGTACAGGTGCAGTTGGCGTGTCTTCTAAATACATTGTTACCGGTATTCCTTACATCCTTGTAGTTATAACTGCCTTCGACCTCACGACACCACTTGCACGCTTTTCCTCTGCAGATCCTTACTATTCGCGGACTTAACCCGCTTTTGTAATGAAAATCAGCATTCTGCTTTACAGAATCATCTACAGTCTTGCGACAGTTATTGCTTAATCCGTCTAAAAAACTTTTTTCTACACTGCTGTATTTATCACGTGTGCATACATAATTTATGATTGCCTCTGTTCTGGCTTTATCATACTCAGGTTTAACAGCATTTAATCCTATGCCGGCTTTTTTATTTAATGAATGTTGTACAGCACTGCACTGTGCTGCAATATCATCATGACTTTTCTTAAGCATGGGCTCGATTATTCTTTTTGCTATATTGTAATACATCATGCTGTCGGGCAGCACATCGTCGCTTATATTGTGACTGAATGCACTTTCCAGACATCTGCCCAGTTCACCTGCATAATCATAGACATCTTCATATGCGGCATTGCCCTTTTTTACTTTTTCTAAAAAAGCATCCAGCTTTTTACTTGATGCTTTTTCATTTTCGTATGTACTTTTTATCCTCTCATACAATTCAGGTGCAATATCTTCCATTACTGTACGATCTCTCCTGCAGTTTTTCCGATTCCAGCATTTTCACTATAATCGATACCTGTTAAATCTCTTAAAGTATCCTTGTCAAAGAATCCCGGTACCGCCTGATTAATTTTAATAGCACCATCACCTATAACAGATAATGTAGACGAATCAGGCTCGAATAACGGTTCCCATTTAGCTTTTGATAAATAAATCTGGTATCTGTCATATTCATAATTATCTCTTAAACACGCAGCAAGATATCCGGCATTTAAAAAACCTACACTGAAAGTTTTTTGCGCTTTTCTAGCGATAAGCCTTAAATTTTCATGCTGAGCTTTTATAGCCTCAACACTTGACGGGTTATCAGTTGAAAATCCCAGATCATCCAAGGTAAGACCTGTCTCGCCTGCAAATAGACTAGCAAACATTTTCAGTTGTTCTACATACGGCGCCATAGACTGCTGTTCAAATTGTCCAACTGTTGGTGAATCACCATCCTCGTCCTTGTCGAGCTGAAGCATAGTAGAGACAGTAGCCCGCCTTTTGGCCAGAGCCTCAGCATCTGGGCTTAACCCTAGTACATACTTTTGCGGGAAAGAATAAAACTCTGCTGATACTTCTGAACGCTTGAGCGTTCGCATTGCGCTCTGCTGAATACCTATGCAGGCTCTGGATATTCTTGAATGTCCAAACGGTCTTTTTGGATCAGGTCTAAAAATAACCGGAACGAGCAGTGGATACGGGGCTTTGCTTGAAATAAAATAAGGTGCTTTATCTTTTTCATAAAACCATGTACCCTCTTTTATAAAATAAGCCTCCTTGACCGGTTCATCATGAATATTTCTTTCAAGAACAGCATAACCCTCGCTAAGCATGTAAGTAATAGGATCAATTATTCCTGTGGCGTTTCGACCGTCAATTACCTGCATGCGGGGAAATCCGCTTATATCATTTGAAATATATATGAATGAGCACGATGTAATAAGTGCTGAGATAATCGCACTGTCAAAAAGAACATCAGGATTATTTAACTGATATATTTCATTTATTCCGAAATTATCATTTGAAAATTCTCTAAATGAAAGCCTGTCAGCGATTGAATCAACTGCCTTCGCTGACCATCCAAGACAGCTTTTTAGCCATATGAATTCTTTAGGCATAGTAATATTAAAATCCCTCATGGTATTCTTCATTTCATAATACAGATACTTTTCTTCATTTCTTGGTCTTTTTGATATCAGTTTATTTCTTAAATATTTCATTCCTAAATATGCCGTCATTTTTTCACTCCTTTCGTCTTAATTTATCCGTGAGAAAATATTCACA